GCGATTGGGAAGCGATTGAAATGGGTTATTCTGCATTCGATAATCTACCTAAGAACTTTTCTGATTTCTTAATTGCACACGTAGCTGAGAAGTCTGCTGCAAGAAACGAGCTTTCTATCTGGCAAGGAGATAAAACTGTATCAGGACAGTTTGACGGATTTGAAACTTTGTTAGCTGCTGACACTGAATTACCAGCTGCTCAAGAAGTAACAGGTACTACTGTAACTTCTGCTAACGTAGTTACTGAGTTAGGTAAAATTATCGACGCAATGCCTGACACTCTTTACGGACGTGAAGATTTGAGATTGTATGTATCTAACAACATCTTTAAAGCGTATGTACGTGCTTTAGGTGGGTACGGTGCTGCTGGACTTGGTTCTAACGGTTTCGAAGGAAAAGGAAATATGTGGTACACTACAGGAGGAGCTTTGTACTTCGACGGTATTCCTGTTGTAATGTGTCCGGGTATGTCTGCTGACACTGCTATCCTTTCAACTATCGACAACTTGTATTTTGGTACTGGTTTGCTTTCAGACCACCAAGAAGTTAAAGTTTTAGATATGGCAGATTTGGACGGTTCGCAAAACGTAAGAGTAATTATGCGTTTTACAGCTGCTGTAAACTATGCTTTTGCTGCTGACGTAGTTACTTACGGAATCGTTAACGCTGTTAACTAATAATTGAATTACTAACTTTAAAGGGGGTGGGTATACGCCCGCCCTTTTTTATAATACTTAAGATATGGCATGTGATATTACAGCTGGAAGACTTGAGCCATGTAAAGATACGGTAGGAGGTTTAGACGCGGTTTATTTCATCAATTACGATGATTTACCAGCAGACCAAATTACCCTTGACGTAGATAGCCAAGTTACAGCAGTAGGAGGAACACCTACAGCATACAAATACGAGATTAAAGGAACGTCTAGCCTAGAGAGTGCTATTAACTCTTCTCGTGATAACGGTACTACTTTCTTCGACCAAGTTTTGAGCTTGATGTTAAAGAAGCAAGACCTAGCAACGCACAAAGAGGTAAAACTTTTAGCATACGGACGACCTAAAGTTATCGTAAGAGACAATAACAATAACTTCTTTTTAGTAGGTTATGAGCATGGAGCAGACGTTAACGGAGGTTCTATTGTTACAGGTGCTGCTTTTGGAGACATGAGCGGATATAACTTGACTTTTCAAGCAATGGAGAAACTACCGCCTTTATTTATGAATGCAAGCTCAGACCAAACTTTAGCAGATTTAGGAATGAATGTTCAGTTAGGAGACGGCACAACTGTTACGCCTACGCCTTAATTTTTCATAGTTTAATTGTTTATTAAGGGGCAGCTTTCGGGTTGCCCTTTTTTTATTTGAAACAAAATGAGCTTTTAACGTATATAAGTTATGATAATACTAGAAGAGACAGGAACTGCTCAAACTTTTAAAATAGTGCCTCGTGAATTAGTCGCGGACAGCATGGTAATTCTAAACGAGCTTACCGACGTTTCAGAGACTTATGTAATTACGCCTACAGTAGATAGATATTATTTAGTTATCGAAGAGGTACTTAATTTGAAAGAGGGCAACTTCTATACTTTAGAGGTAAAGAACGGCAGCGAGATAGTTTACAAGGGTAAGATTTTCTGTACTAATCAAAGTATAAGCACTTACTCGGTGAACAATAACGAATATACAAGCTATAGCAGCACAAACGACTACGTTACTTATGAGTGATATTAAAATACTTAATTTGGCAGCTTATGAGCAGCCTGAGATAAAAGAGGACACCCGTAACGAGTGGGTAGAATACGGAGAAGCTAACGACTACTATAACTTCTTAATAGACCGCTCTAGAAAGTCTACGACTAACAGCGCAGTTATTAATAATATTTCGCGTTTAATTTATGGTCGTGGACTTCATGCTATGGATGCTGCTAGAAAGCCGTCTCAGTACGCTGCTATGCGTTCTATATTTAGCCCTGAATGTTTACGTAAGGTTATTAAGGAGCTTAAGATGTTAGGCGCTGGGCATTTTCAAGTACACTACGACGAGAAGCATACGAAAGTTATTAAGGCTTATCATATACCTACTAACTTAATTAGACCTGAGAAGTGTAACGCTGAGGGAGATATAGAAGGATATTACTATTCTGACAACTGGGAGGACACTAGAAAATTCGCTCCTAAGAGAATACCAGCTTTTGGCACTTCAAAAGAAAAGATAGAAATACTATGTATTAAAGACTACGCTGTAGGGGTTAAGTACTTCGGAGAGATTGATTACCTCGCTGCTGTACCTTATGCAATACTAGAAGAGGAGATAAGCGACTACTTAATTAACGAGGTACAAAACGGCTTTAGCGGTACTAAGGTTGTTAACTTCAATAACGGAGTGCCTGACCAAGAAAAGCAAGAGGAAGTAAGCAGAAAGGTATTAAACAAACTTACAGGTTCGAGAGGGCAAAAAGTAATAATAGCCTTTAACAATAACGCAGAAAGCAAAACAACGGTAGACGATATTCCTTTGAACGATGCACCAGCACACTACGAATACTTAAGCAAAGAAGCAGAGCAAAAGATATTAACAGGACACACAGTAACTTCTCCTATGTTAGTAGGTATTGTTACAGATAACCAAGGATTCTCAAGTAACGCAGACGAGATAGAAGTAGCAGCACGTTATTTTTATAACGCGACTATACAACCTTTCCAAGAATTAGTTATTGACGCTATAGATAAGATATTAGCGTTTAACGGTATTTCTTTAGACCTTTACTTTACACGTTTAAATTTACTTGAAGAGATAGAGATTAAAGAACAGGAAGAGGAGCAGCAAGCAGAGCAGCAGTTAAGCAGAATTACAGACGACCAAGGCGAAGCACTTTTAGAAGTATTAGACGGTGAAACAATAGACGAAGACTGGGAGCTAGTAGATAGCCGAGAATACTCAGAAGACAATGAAACTATAGAAGCGTGGGCTAACAAGTTGATTAAAGAGAAAAAGACAGTATTACAAAAGTTAAGCGAGTTTATTAAAAGCGAGCCTTCACGTTCTAGTAATTTAGATAAGTCTGTTTATAAGGTACGCTATGAATACGCGGAAAAATACTCAAGCTCAGAAAGTAGAGGTTTTTGTGCTAAAATGATGCAAAGAACAGCCAGCGGAGTAGTTTACAGATTAGAGGATATAGATAAGGCAAGTAGAGCGGGCGTTAATCAATCTTTCGGACACAAGGGAGAGCCGTACGACTTGTTTAAGTACAAAGGCGGGGTTAACTGCGGACACTTTTGGCGAGAGAATTTATACAGGTTAAAAAAGAAAACAGACGGCACTTATTATAAAGATAAAGCGTTAAGCAGCTCCGAGGAGGTTGCTAGTATTCCTAAAAGCTACAGCCCTAAACCTTGGGGAAGCGCAGAAAGTAAGATAGCTCCTAAAGATATGCCTAACAACGGACATCACCCAAATTATAAAGGATAATGGCAAAAGCACTACTAATAACTAGAGACGATATAGTAAAAAAGACAGCGTTAAACGGAAACGTAGACGTAGACTTATTTATTCAGTTCGTAAACATAGCACAAGACACGCATATACAGAATTACTTAGGTACTGACTTACTCGAAAAGATACAAGCTTTAATAGTAGCGGGAACTTTAGACGACGTCGCAAACGCGGACTATAAAGCCCTATTATTAGACTACGTTAAAAGTATGCTTATTCACTGGGCAATGGTCGAGTATTTACCTTTTGCAAGCTACACGATAGCTAATAAAGGAATGTACAAGCACGGATCAGAAAACAGCGAAACAGTAAGTAAAAACGAGGTAGACTTTTTAATAGAGAAACAGCGAAACATAGCACAGCACTACACACGGAGATTTATAGACTATATGTGTTTTAATCAAAGTAAGTTTCCTGAGTATTATAGTAATAGTAATGGAGATATGTACCCTAGTAGCGAAAGCGACTTCGGGGGCTGGGTAATATAGATATATGAAGAGATACGAGCCAAAACAGACGAACGTAATTAAGTTAAAGAAGTACATTAAAAAGCTAAATAATGGCAGACAGCAGAATAAGTAATTTAACGGCAGCAACTAACGCAAGCTCAGGCGATGAGTTCGTATTGGTACAGAGCGGAGTTACTAAAAAGATAGACTTTGACGATTTAGTAGGTGCGTTTCCCGCTGAGCTAGTTATAGCGTGTTCAGATGAGACTACAGACCTAACTACAGGCACTACAAAAGTAACTTTTAGAATGCCTTATAAGATGAATTGTACAGAGGTTAGAGCGAACGTTAATACAGCTCCTGTAGGTAGCACGATAGAAGTAGATATTAATAAAAATGGAGCTTCTATACTAGGCACTGTTATAAGTATTGACGCAAGCGAGAAAACAAGCACAACAGCAGCTACGCCTCCTTTTATTGATACCCCTACTTTAG